GGGAAAGTATGGGAAGCCCAACAAGATTTCAGAGTGGGAACTGTGTGAACTTACTGACGAAGAGTTGCGAGCGTACTTAGACTATCGGAACTCAGTTCTGTCTATCACCGATCTCACCACGCACGAAAATGACTTGTATATTTTGAATGAATACATTGAATTAGACAAGCATAAAATGTCGCAGATGTGTTGTAGATTTCAGCGGACATTTGAATAACTACAGTGAGTCGCTAATCAACGCAGAATCGAGCGTCTGTGTCGCCGCTGGGCACGCAAACGCAAAGAATACGACCGATTATACACATAGCAGCGAGAAGACGCGACACGGGCGATATTTGACCACGATTCGATGGAAACAATTGTATTATTGGACCTTGTGAAACGCACGCAGTAGCCGGGAAATTATCAAGAAATTATCAATTATTTTTGTATTTCGTTTGCATCCTGCTCAGAATAGTGTATACTTTGTATGAAGAGACAAGTAAAGAAACACAAAATCAGGAGCAGAACGATGACAATTAAAAAAATCACACTCAAAGGCGAAAAGAACAACAGTGATGTTAGGATCAAAATACCAATGAAACCAAGTACTAAGCATTTGCCTTGTTGTTTTTGTGGCAAACAAGTTGATCATAATGAAGACGAACTGTGTTCGACTTGTAACGCAGTACACAATAACGTATGACATCAAACTCCTGATACTGAACAGTATCATCGGCTAAGACAAAGACCCGCTCTCATACTGTTCAGACTCAGACGTTTGACGAATGACACTTACCAGGAGACGAACGATGAGTGATGAAAGAGATACGCCCCGCGACGACAAACAAGATGCATTGCAAGAGATACACGATACGCTTCGGTCGAGACGCGACGCACAGCGAGCGGAGCAAGACGCGAAACGCGACCTGCTCGACTTCGACGAACAAAGTGCGTACGAGATGAATGAAATAAGAAACGAGATGAGAAATGAGATGGGAAACGTAGTAAACCCGTTTCTCATATTTGCCAGATTGCACATGATACAAGAAACAAAACAAGAAACGATTAGTAACTAGCTCCCGATACCGGGCAACGCTGGGGCTATTAGCAGACTTACAACGGACTAAACATAGGGTCTACACAAAAGAATTGTGTGCGCCGTACGCCGTGCGTTGCTCGGACTCAGACGCTAACGAATTTGGATATTTATTGGGGGACGAATGATGAAAGACAAAATGTCAAACGCAGCAGAATACGTACGAAGCTTCGGTGACGCAGCGCAGAACTTGATCAACGCAGTTCCAGACATCTTTGACAAAACAAACGACACTGCCGCCAACAGCCAGAAACCAGAACCGGATTTTCTGTGCGCGTGTAACGGCAAGGCGTGCGACGGAGTTTGCCGTGCGGAAAGCGGGCACTTTCGGGGTGGCGGCGGTCAGACACAGGGCGGTCAGACACAGGGCGGATGTACCGCTGCGTATCGTCCGCCGAAGCCCAAAGCCGTTCGGCATATACGTTGATAATGCAATCTAACATCCAACGTAGGGTGTTTCAATAACGTTATTGTTAACCAATATTTTGTAGGAGCAAAGAAATGGCAGACGAAGTAGAAAAAGTTGGTGTGGATAATGGCGACGGCGGCGGCGCGAATCAGCCGGATATACAAGATGTGACGCATGATGGTGCGGAACAAGATACGACGCATGATGGTGCGGAACAGGGTGGCGCAAGTACCAACTCGAACGCCGAATCGACGGGTGGCGCAGAAGCAAACAGCGATGCGACAGGCGACGCACGCAAGAAAAAGGACAACGGCAAGATTAAGTTTCCCATTGCTGACGCATTGTACAGAAACAAAGATGGAGACGTTGTAACTGCTGCTGTGAAAGTTGATGACGCAATAAAGCTGGTTGCGGTGCCTAAACCTGTTTTTGACGGCGACAAAGTGAATGAGCATGGAAATAGAATCGTACTTTATACTGGTTGGAATCATCGCAAACATGATCCGCTGAAGAAGGACGATTTTGTTGATGAAGTAGACTATGTACTCTATCAAGCGTTCACATTTCGTATACGAGCCGCCGTTCTCATCGAGAAAGCAACGACGAGCGAGAAGCGTGCTAGACACCTCAAAAAGTTTGGCAACGACAAGCAGCGTAAAGAAGCAAATCGACTTCTTAAGATGCGTGAAACCTTGCGACTCTACGAAAAGACACTCAGGGATCAGGGTATCGACATCGACGGACTGGACGACGCAGATTAACAAAGTCAGTACACACGTATGCACAGTGTGTACGCGCGTACAACAGAAGTGGTTGTATAGCTATTAATCTGAAACTTTGCTAAAATTATTACTAGTTGAATCTAGTCAGGTTGCGAGCCCTAGCAAATCCGAAACTCTGCTTGAAACAATAATTACGGGTCGAAGTTCCCTAGCAGAGTCCGCGACGAACGGCGAACGTCGTGCTGATGAGGAACGCCATAATAATTAACACAATTCGGGAGATGAAAGATGAGTGACACACTTATGATAAAGACAGTCTGCATATTTTTTTGGCTTGCAATAACGCCCGCATTCGTATACCGAATCGCTATCGGCGAGTTAAAAGAAATGATGCTACCCAGTTTGGCGTTGTCATTATTCGCGACGACATTTATAGCATTGCAGTGGTTAATTTGACGCACGAATCTATTCAGGAGATGAGAAATGGGCGGACAACAAGGGTCATTTGAAAATCGTGAGCGGTTAAAAGACTTGAGCGAAATGGTTAAAATATGCACAAGTCAAATTCGACGGTACAAACACGTTGAAGAGCATTGCGTCGCAATTATGGCGTCATACGATGTAGACATTAAAGCAATTAAAATCAAGAAATCAGAAGTTGCTATTGAATACGCAGATGCGCCACAGAAATTAAAAGGCCTGCGCCGTCAGTTGGACAAGCTTCGAGCAGAACAAGACAAAATTACGGGGCACGTTTCAGGGAGAACGAAGCTCGTTGAAAAATACAAGAAAGCCAAAGCAGAACTTGAAGCGCTTGAGGCAAAGTTGTCCGACGCGGGTCTCGACGTCGAAAATATTCGGCTGCCTGACGACGACGAAACCAGCGAAACCAGCGAAACCAGCGAAACCAGCGAAACAGAAGAGGCTAGCGATTAATGGCAAACAAACGACCAATACACATATTTCTTGACGACGAACGTCGTGCGCCGTATGGTGTTATCCAAACAAACACTGTCGAGGATACGATTGAACTTCTCAAAGCGTTTCATTCACAAAATATTTGTGTTGCTTCGTTGTCGCTCGACCACGATCTAGGGTATCATGATGATGACGGGCGCGAGATGACAGGATACGAAGTAATGATTTGGATTGAGCGCGCAGTATTCAACCGTCAGTACCTGCCGCCAAAAGAAATATTCTGCCACTCAGCCAATTACCCAGGTCGAATTAGAATTGAAGCAGTGATTGCTGTAGTCAAGTTATATGTCGGGGCAGACAGCACTAAACCATAAACATTTCATTACATCTCTCAGCGGGCTGACGCCGTGTTGGCCCGCACGGTATTATTGTTGGTGTATTACGTATGCGTCCGCTTAATAGCGCGAGTACTCGTACATCAGAATGGTTGATTCTGCACACTAGCATATTTTCGGCAGTAACACGCACCGCGCGACGCTCGGCACCGACTGGCGACAATCGTCCAGAAGCCGCGCGGCGAATATTGCTGTGCGTGACTAGATACTCTTTCGCATTATATAAATGTCTCTTGTTGACTCTGGCGTGGAGCAGCGGATTGCTGTGTAGAAGCGACAGACGAGAGGGTTAGGGCTGACAAAACGTTATGAGCTACCACTTAATAGCGAAGTGCTGTTAATACAATAGCAGCAACAAATCAGCCGCGTTGGTAGACGAAATCGGAGTTCTACGTGACTTCGGGTGCGATTGAGTTTTATTTGATTCAGTTAAACACGTTGTATTACAGGCGAACGATGAGCAGACAAAAGAACAAAAAGAAGCGTTGGGAACGAATGCTAGGCACGATGTTCACTGCATACGTTGTATCGCGCTACATACGGATTTTATTGCGGTGACAGTACAGATATGCAAGTGCTAGTCAATCGCGGATTGATGAGATTTGCAGGTACTAAATCATTTGTTGATGGCGACAATTATTATAAACTAACTAATTTAGGTCGTCAAATGCTCGTGGTAAATACGCAAGACAATCAGGAATAAGTCAAGACAATCAGGAGACATAAGATGAACAAAATTCCGTTTCCAAAATTCAAAGACTACGCCGGTCAACCCGTGCGTTACATACAGTCGAAGTTTGACGGCCATTTGGTTAAAGTGTACAAAAGAGCGTACGAACCGAAAGGCAGATGGGATGGCAGAATCATCGCATTGTCAAAAAACGACAAGGACATGACAGACAAACTTTGCGCAATCAATCATATACATAAAGAGTTACTTGGTCTGCCCAGTGACTCACAGATTTTCGCGGAGCTGCATTGTCCGGGGCGATTCTCGACGGACGTCAAGACGATGCTCAACGCTGCTGATAGTGACTTGCGTCTTACTGCGTTCGCCGCGCCAACAATCAGAGGGAAAAATTGGTCATTTATGCCGCTACCTGTAGTAATGGAACAACTCAGAGCGCATGGCATTGAATCTACAAAGACAGTAATCAGACAGATGGAATCAATTAGTAAAATAGCACAGCAAGCAATGCTCGCTGACGCAATCGAACAAAAACTCGAAGGCTGGGTGCTGAAAGAATCACACATGGATGGTTGGTACAAGTTGAAACCCACGAAGACCGTCGATTGCTTTGTAACAGGCACGACAATGTCAACGTCTGCATCACACTACGGCGGGTTGAAGAGTATCGACGTCGCTGTTCGTGCGCCAGGAAATGCAATAATGACTCTCGGCACTGTCGGCGGAGGATTCAAAGCTGATTTTCGCATGGAGCATAATACAAAGGAAAAACGTAAGACGCTCGTCGGGCGAGTTTGCGAAGTTGAATATGATTCGCTCGCCGCTGGCGGAAAGCTGCGGTTCCCCCGAGTTTTAAGGTGGCGTGAGGATAAGAACAAAGAAGACTGTACAAGCAACCAGTTGTGATAGCGGACACGCAAAGAAAGATTGGCGTTGTAGTTCAATGGGCAGAAACGCGGGTAATAATGGTTGTGGCCAGAACGGAACCCGAGTAATAATGGTTGTGGCCAGAACGGAACCCGAGACGCAGGTTCGAACCCTACCGACGCCGTTTGAAGACACTGGCGTTTAGTCGCCAGTCTTAAATACGAAAGGACGGGCAGCAGACATGGGCACTTGAACGCGGAAACGCGATAGCTAAACTAATTGAATTGAATTTAGAGTACTTAATTGTGAAAATGATATTGATAATTGTTGCATGGCAACGCACGCGCCACGTACACAAAACAAATTGCAGAAGCCGCTCTAGTGCAGGGGGCGAGATTCTATTGCAACAACGGCGTGTAATGAATCCCGAGGGCGTGGGTAGGGATTGAATTATAATAATTAGAGGTTGAACGGCGAGGACCAAATGCACTGGGTAGACGTAAGTAATAGACTGCCAGAATTCGTAAGTGTGCAAGAAGCACAGGTATTGCTGGTCTGGATACCCGAAAACAAAATACCGATAGCACTTGCGTATTATCATGAACAAAAAGGATTTCAATGCTATCCACAAGGCGGCGTTGTGGCACATTGGATGAATATTCGAGAACCAGGAGTTGAATGATGAACGACAAACAAAGAAGAATCTATGACTTGAAAGACGAGTATCTTAATAGGCTTGCTGAAGGTCACGATAAAGAAGAATTTACAGCGTTCGACCTCGAAGTTCTAAACGCACTGGACAAGTTGTTCGACGCTTATCGTGACGTCACCGTGCCGCCGGAATGTGCGTCGCTGGGTTTTGTGCTGCGGTCAGAAGCACCAGGACTTATTAGTTGTAAGACTGTGCCGTGTACTCCGGGCTGCAAGATGCCCTACGAAATGACTTTAGTTCCGTGCGCGTTAATACAAACTATGTGCGGTAAGAGTCCGATGCAGGTGGTGCAAGACGACAAAGTCGAAGATGACGAACAGGAGACGAACGATGATCTTAGTTGACGCAATGACGCTGCTATATCGAGCAAATTGGAAGTTGCAAGATTTGCAAACGTGCGACGGACGACTAACGGGCATGGAATTTGGTTTCTTAAAGGGCGTCGAAGCATTGCGGCGACATTTCAAAGACGAAGTAATTTTATGTTGGGAAGGACGACGAAATTTCCGGTACGAAATAGACTCTGAGTACAAAGCCAACCGGCGAAAGAAACGAACTGATAATACTAACAGACATTTGAATTTTGATAGGGTCAAAGAGTTTCAGGACTTTCTTTTAATGATCGCAGAAAGTGCGACGGAACCCGAACTAGAAGCAGACGATATAATCGCGTCACTCGCCGAGCGCTATTGCAAAACAGAGCCTGTCGTTATATTCTCCAGCGATAAGGATTTGCACCAGCTACTTCGAGACGCGAGTCCTCGTCGTTTTGTTGCAGCAGCGGCAGACGGCTCTAAAATCACAGAGTGGGCGGACCCAGACGCAGACAATCACTTCGCGGTGTCACAACTAAAAGACTTCCAACACAGGGATAAACTTTGGACGCCACGGCGTGTTGAAGAGAAATATTACGGCTTAACACCACAACAATTTAAGGTATTTCAAGCATGGGCGGGTGACACGATAGACAATATTCCGGGTTGTACAAGGGTTCGCAAAAGTCTTATCGCTGCTGCAATCCAAAAGGGGCTTAAACCCTACAGTATGTCTGATTTTATATTGTTTTCTGATACAGAGGCTCAAAGAATCGACGCGCATGTTGAACCAAGCGTGTCTGATGGTAGGCCAGACGGTGGGTTAGGTGATAGCATTAATAGCAGGCAAGTTTCAGTACCGGGTCTGAGCAGATACGAGAAAAACTTGCGACTCGTAACGCTCATTGTGAAACCGGATATTGAAGTCGTACAACGAAACTGGGATAAAGAAAAAATCAGTAAGTGGCTTTATAATATGCAATTTCGTTCGCTTAAACTTTGCCGCGAATGCGGGCTGGGCGTAACGATTAATTCAGACGAAGAATTTTAACCGAGGCATGATATGCTTGGTAAATTTAATTCAGATGGTGCAAACCAAAACGATGGCGCAAACCAAGACGGCAGCGCAAATAAACCAAAACCCACACGGCTTGAGATTATTGGCGTACTCAACGCTATTATTGACTTATGGTCTGATGCACCAAAGATGCCAAAAACAAATGATTCGTGGCAAGCATTTCAGTCTGCAACACCACCCATAGTTTTAAGCGTACCAAGAGTGCCAAGAATACCAGACAAATTAATTCTGCCGGAAGACAAACGACGCGGCGACGCAGTACTTGATGTACTTGACACACTGCGAACGTACGTGAAATATAGCTTGTTTGAACGCGACGCCCTTCGTCGCGAGGTAGCGTTCTTGAAACAAATGGTTAATGATTTAGGCGGTAAGATATGAGCAGTGGAATACACAATTTAGACCCCGACGACCTAGACAATTATCGCTGTGACCCTGACGAAGTACAGCGTTTTGAACGTGATGCCATTCGTCGTGAAACGGATAAAGTTTGCGCACAATGCAAGCATTTCTACGTTCCTATTGACGATGCGAACCAACAAGAGCATTACCGGCGACTTATTAAGGCGAACGACAACGACAATAGCATAGACGAACGAAGTAGAGAAGAGATACGGCTGTGCTACGAATTTCATTGGTGTAACGCTGCGTCGCCCGCTTGTGACAATGATTTCGAGCAGATAACAGATATTGAGTATGGCGAGTCTTTAACTAAACAGGGTGTTGACGGCTTGTTGGACGATGATTTTGAGCAGATGCTTGATGAAGACAAACCAGAAATCAAATGGGTACCAGAAACAGAAGGTATTAATAGACCAACCAGTGTTCACAAACCAATGCCGCAAAAAGAAATTCAATACGTGTATATCGGGTTGCTACAAGAAAATCCTGATGCTGTACAAGGTACGCTGGAAGAAGTTCCAACAGAAATAGACGGCGTGGCGACGAACTACCGTCGTGTTGAGATGGGACCACTTGATTGGGATTTATTGTTTATGAACAACAGCGATGTAAACGTAGACATAAATTATGCGTTGCGCAACTTGAACACAGCGACGAACGCAGTTGACATAGACTTTCCAGTAGCACAAACAGATTGGTGCGGTTTGACACATTTTGGTTTGTATAATTCGCCAGTCGGTGGCACACTAATTTGTATTAGTGAATTTATAGTTTGTATGGATATTCTAGCGGGCAATTGTGCTGCTATAACTGAGGGCATTGCAGAGATACCCTTAGAATACTTGACAGATGAACAGCAACAATAAGAAAGGCGGTGATTGACGTGCCGACGTACGCTTATAAATGTGAAAACGAAAAGTGCAAACATAGCATAGAAAATAATCCAGTTGATATTTTTCATTCAATCATAGACAAGCCGAAAAAGAAATGCCCTGCGTGTGGCAAGCAGACGCTTGTTCGGTTGATTTCGGGCGGTGGCGGGATTATCTTCAAGGGTGACGATTGGTCGCACAAAGGCGCGCAGTATATTACAGACAGAGCCCGCGACAATCCGTCGGGCGAAGTGGGGATTAACTGATGAAAAGTCTGGGCATAGAGCCAGCGATTAGTATATCCAAGCGAGACAAACAATCGACTTGGCACGAGCTATCTGGCAAATTTAGCGTCAAAACGTGGGCTCAAGAGGCCCGCGACGCACGGTTGCCGTCTGGGCGGCGAGAGTAGTCCTTCAAGCAACGAATCGGTGAATGGGTTGTAATCATACGCATCAAGCCAGTAATCGCCGTGACGGGCGTCGTGAGACGTTATTATTGCTTCAACTGCCCGCTGGCTTAGTTTGTCAGTCGTTTGGTGGCGATTTGTTGTCAAATTTATATTCATGTAACGTGTATCGGTTGTATTTGAATGAGACTTTAGAAGAAACTTAAATTGATTGGAATCAAATGGCAAGTAAGAAAGAACTTGAGAAAAAGTAAAGCGTCTTGAGTTGCTCGCGGAATTTTCGGAGAAGGCTATTATTGCGGGCGATAAAGATTACAGAAAGCTCCGAGATCAGATTGAATGCGGGCTTGATTTGCACTTGTGTATATCAACCGGCAAGCACAATCAAGGCCACCTATTTCAATTTGTCCGCAAACTGTTTCAGGATAACAAAGCTGGCCATTTCAAATGTAAATTTTGTAGCATTACGACAACACGATTAATGACAGCAGATGAGCTGAAAGCTGCTGATAAGTTAGCACTCGGAAACTAAGCTCACTCAGCCACGTTAACCCTCTATAAGGAATCAAATGAAAAACTACACCAAAGAAGAAAAGAGTAAGATCAAGAAACAAATTCGCAAAGCAATGAAAGCGGGCACGTTTACACTCGCCGGGTTTGCGCGTGAGTATGGTTGCAACGTTAAGACTATTCGGGGAATTATTCAATCAAGCTCAAAACTCACCAACGAATACAACAAGTACCAAGAGACGCAAGACGCAAGTCGGAAGGCCAACGCCCAGAGTCACGCGTCGGGGAAAGTTGGGTCGAAGCAGGCCAAAGACGCACCGTTTGTTAAAGAGATAGAGAGGGATGAAGATAAGTCAAAGGGCACCGTTGTTATTACGACACGGAGCCTAGACATAAAAACCATAGAAGATGCGCTGCGTATCGCTGAAGTTGACCTGGATGTGTGGAAAGTAGACCGGGCTAAAGTGAATTCGTGGGAAGTCACAATGGGCGTCAAATCTATTGTGGGCAAGCTTACCGAGACACACGCGGAAACGTATACCAACTTTCAAGTGACGCTTTGGCTAGTTCGTAAAGCGCCGGAAGTTCTCGCGTTTGAAGATTTGGTGAAACGGCTCGAATCTGCGTCGCCCGTCGTTCCGATTATTGCGTTCCATGAGTACACTAAAGTAGTGCCCGACGAGCATCAAAGAGAACTTGAGATTTCACTTGCGGATATTCATCTTGGGCTGCGGTGTCTTGCACCATGTTCAGATATTGACTGGTCGCCAGACATTGCTGATAAGATGGTGATGAGCGTCATTGATGGCTTGATAGAGTCCGCGAAAAGTTTCGGGCCGTTTGAACGAATCATCTTTCCGTTTGGTAATGACTTTATGCACACGGACAACGTGTTTAATACGACGACCGCTGGAACGTTTCAACCCGAGGGCGACGCATGGAAAAGTACAATGTTGCACGGCGAGGTACTCGCAATGGCAATGATTGACCGGATGGAACAAGAAGCCCCCGTAAAAGTCATTGTCGTGCCTGGTAACCACGCAATGCAGACCGAAATTTCAATGGGCAGAACACTGCTCGCGTATTATCATAACGACGAGAACGTGCAAGTTGACGCGAATATGTCGTCGTACAAGTTCCATAAGTACGGCGTGAACCTTCTGGGATTCGAACATGGTCACTCAATACGTCAGACGCTGCGGTTAAGTGGGCTGATGGCAAACGAATGCCCGGAGTGGTGGGCAGAAACCAAATACAGAGAGTGGCATTGTGGAGATCAGCATAGGAAAGGTTCTGGTCGCCCATCTGTAATGGCTGAACAGGGAGTAGGCGTCGAATTTCTCCCATCGTTAGTTCCAGCCAACGAGTGGCATAAGGTCCATGCGTTCTCATGGCAGAAACGAATCGGTATGGCTTTTGTGTGGGACAAAACAGCTGGGCCCGTCGCCCGTCTCCAGACGAACATTGACTCGTACACAAATGAAATTATGCGTTGATTCGCTTGGCGGCGATGCGCGGAGGTTGAACGATGAAAATAATAGGGATCAGCGGCAAGAAACAGAGTGGCAAAAGTTTCTTGGCGAAAAACTTGTGCGAAATCATTGGCAACGGTAGTCAACGAGACGGGCTTGCTCGTGGCTGTAATTACGATATCATCTGCATGGCTGACGCATTAAAGCAAATCGTAATTGATTGTTTTGTGCCACCACAATTTGATGCAGATATGTCACCACTTACGTTGAACTCAGACGCGTCTAAAAATCTTGAACTTCCTTGTGGTCATACAATCAGATATTTGTTACAACAAATAGGCACTGAAATGTTCCGAGGACTTTGGTCTGACGTGTGGCTCAATGCGTGGAAACGCAAAGTTAGTGACGCTAAGTGCAATAACAGTGTAAGCGGTCGCCCTGTTAAAGTTATTATCTGCCCGGACGTGCGGTTCCCAAACGAGTTGAAAGCGATTCACGACTTGGGCGGCGTGGTGATACGCTTGACTCGTGCGCCGTTCGCCGACGTCGATCAACACGAGTCCGAGACTGCGCTGGATGGTGTCAAACTAAAGCAGAAATGCATTAGGTGTAACGGCGAAGGCTATTGTGAAAGATACGATAGAGGCGCGCCGTTTGATGGGCCTTGTAATATTTGCAATGGTGATAAGATAGTTAACAAAGGTGGATTCGATTTTGTAATGAACAATGAGAATTTCTCGATGGACGACGCACGTTGTTGGGCGAAAGACTTTGTGGCTGAAAATTATCCTGATTATGTTTGACAATTATATTTGAGAACGAATGATGTTAGAAAAACTTCAGTGTAAAAATTGTAACGACGGTTGGCTGATTTGGGATATAGACAAAACAATATACCACTGCGCGCACTGCGGCAGTGACTATACAAATACAGAAATTAATTTCGTTGCAGAATTACAGCCAGAACACGAACAGCAGCCGCACGAGCGGCCAATAGCATATATAGCAGGAGCATTGAACGCACTCAGTATCGAGTACCTACAAAATGTGCGGCGGATGATTTTGTGGTCAAACAAAATACGAGCGCTGGATTACGCTGTTTTTGTGCCCGGCATTGATCTGCTTCACGGTATTGCATCAAATGATTGGGATTACAATGCAGCGTTTGACAACTCGCAGCCGTTCCTTGCAAAGTCTGACATCGTGTTCGTATGTCCTGGGTGGGAGAGCAGTAAAGGCACAGCACGCGAGATTGAACTTGCTGAGTCTCTTGATGTTCCGGTTTATTATGGTGATGAGGGCTACGAACTGCTGAGAATAAAAAAGGCTGCAAAAGAAAACGTCTCTACACCGTTCAAAGAGTGTAGCGACCCAGCCAAAGAGTTAAATGATGAGGCACTTGCAGAACTGAAAAAACGAATTGCTGAGTCACCGTTTCGCAATATGCGCGACTCCGAACTAAAACTAATACCGCTAACGAGCGACGGCGAGTTGATCGTACCTGATAGTAACAAGCGTAGTACTAATATTCAGCAAGATCAGTTCATCGAAGAGTCAAACAACCATAACATAATAGGCTATCTTAAACGTAGCCCGCATCCTGATTATCGTATAGTGTCTGTAATTCCACACTTAAAGCGTATGCTGAAAGAATGGTTTCATAGAAACTGGGCCGCTGCGACACTCATCGCTGTGTTTGTGACATGGTGCGTTGCAGTACATTCGAGGATGAGTTTATGAGCGTATCTGAAAAACTTCTAACGTTGACGATGACGGACAGAATTTTAATGTGTGTATTAGTTCCTGCATCATATTTGCTCCATTTATACTCGGCATGGTCGTTCGATTCTTGCGAAGTACTTGGAGTTTGACGAATAACTTTTATCTTGGTAGCTGGGAAGATTGCTTAGATACGTGGTGTACTGGATTTAACACACTATTTCTCACGTCATACGCATGGATATTCATACTATTGGCGTGAATGAAAGGAAGACTAATGAAAAAGAAAAGACCACTGGCGTTTGTTTGGCCGACTTGGATCACAAAATTAATCACAGGCGAGGATAACTGCTTTTTCAAAAGCTGGCTAAAAAGTCACTACCAGAACTATGACAAGACTCCTAGCGACTTTAACTCGGCGATGTGGAACATTGCGCACACAAAGATTCTACGCAGCCGAGTAGACATGTTGACTGACAAGGGCTATCGTGTACTAATCGAAGATCAGAACTCGTTCAAGCTTGACTACTGTAGCAACGCTGGCGACAGTTGTGTCATCTCTGCTAAACCGGATATCCTTGCGCTCGGGCAGTGTGGCGATGGCACTGAGTTTGCGGAAATCTCGGATGCCAAGTCAGGTAAGCAAAAATCGAGTGACCAATTACAGGTCATGCTCTACCAAATTTTGTTGCCACTGGCTGTGTCAGATTACGCCGCGACGAAGTTTAGCGGTTGTGTGGTATACAAAGAAGGTGTGCCGAACGTCGATATACCAAACACGATAGCGGACGACAAAGGGCTGCGAGAGCAAATCTTTTCGACGATCGACAAGATCATCGGACCGGAAGTCGCGTGTCGTAAGACGCCCAGCAAAATGGAGTGCCGCTTTTGTGACATTGCGCGAAGTGAGTGTTCTGCGAAGTTTAAGGAGTGACGATGAACATCGCAAGATACTTGAAAAAGCTAGACGAATACGAAGAACGAGCGATTAAACTTGAAACGAAACGTATGAAACGTAAACAAAACATCTGCGTGTGGTGCGGCAAACGACTTTGGTGGTGGCAGAAACGACGATGTAACAGTACGCCGGACGGCCATAGAATTTGGTGCCAAACGTGTAGTGACTTGCAACGTCCGCTGAAGACGTGGCAACGTGATTGGTTTAATGCAGCTATTGCGTGCTCAATCATGTGCATTGTGCTTGTACTGATTGTACTCGCGATTAAACATTTTGGATAAGACGAATGAGATAATTATGAACAACGAACGAAACGAAAACAACGAAAACAACGACGAAAAAATACTCGTGACAGTACAGTGGTACAAGTCGAACGTCGTGCGGCTAATATTCAACAGCAGGGTGATTTGGGAAACCAAAGAGATTGCGTTGAACGACGTCTTAAACCCCGATACTGCGTTTAGCGAAACAACATTACAACTGGACTTGTTAGAGTCAATCAACTACTCCAAAATATTGTTGCAAGGCCTTCAGGTCAATCGACTTGAACAGATAAACTTGCTCGTTCAATTACGAGTGGAACAATGGCAAATGAAAGTAATATTGTTTGAGCAGCAGTTAAAGCAGCGCATAGTCGATATGGGATTAGCAAAGCTGCTTGATAACATTAACCCAGACGATCCTGGCAGCTATACTTTGGACGATGGTGAATCGTTCGACGAGCAACGCTGCGAGTGCAATGGTGGTTGTGACGAGTGTTCCGGCGAATACTGTGAAAGCCTCGGCATTAATGACATTGAATCTGATGATAATACTCTTAAGCTGTGCAAAGGCTGCTCTGGCGAGCGGGACAGTTGCGCAGATTGTGAAGACGCAGACCCGAACGACGCAGATAATTTAGACACTGACATTCGACGCAAAAGCGACAGTAAAAAATCGGATAACGAGAACCGAATCTGTGACGATAATGACATTTTTCAAAGATAGGGATGAAAATATAAGTGCAAACTAAACAGTGGATTAAACGCGGACTTAAACGCTGGGTACAAAAGCGCGTTGGCTGGGACAACCTGGAGTTTGACAGCACAGACTGGGCGCATCCTGCATGGCACCGTGGGACGTTGCATGGACTGCACGGTGCTATACGCCTTGTTGACGATGTTATCAGTGGCAAGAACGATGGCACAAGTGGTATGTATGAAGACGCTGATAAACTTCGTCAAATGGTTCTTGAGTTGAAACGCGAACGTGACTCGTTGCATTGTGAATGCGAACAACTAAGACTTGAAGTGTTACGTCAAAGTGCAATTAACAAGAGAGATGATTGTGGCTAAGAAAATTACAATCAAAAGAAAATCACTTAAAAGAAAATCGCTTAAGATAAGCAACGAGTATTTCGAAAAGTTCAAAGAAACGTTTCTGTATTGGCAGAAAGAGCTTGGGTTAATGCAGTACCAGATTCAATTTGAACACAAAGACATTGATGGCGCTTATGCAAAGATTTGCGTTCACGAAGACGATAAATTAGCGCACGTGATTTGTAACAATAAATACTCGTCGCAACAAGACGCAAACACAGACAAAGGCCCAGAATCGCACGCTAAACATGAGGCGTGTCACTTGTTAATTTCTCGACTTGAGTGGTTGGGAAATCAGAGATGTATTAGGAACGACGAAATATATGACGAGGATGAAGCGATTGTCGTTCGACTTGCGAGGGTTTTGAAATGACTAACATGATCATACTTAGCGTTACTATAATTCTCTTTATAATCATCTTAGTTGTAAGTTCTATCAGAATAGACAAACAGCGAACAAAACTATACAAGCAAGTAAGATTCTGGGAAGAAGTTGGCCGAGTTGAGAAAGAGATAGACTTACTATGCGCGTTGTCCGAATATCTTCTGCCACTCAAAAAGGACATGGATCGACTAAATGCGAACGTCGAGGGTCGTCATGCTGTTGTGAAAATTAGTGGCTGGCCGGAACAACATGCGCTCGGGATCATACGCTGTTGCGGGTTTGAACTGGACTGGAAAGAGAGTAACGAATAATGCTTAAAAGTCATCAATGGGCCCATATAATCGAAGCGAGATGCCCATATTGTCACAAGTATGACGTCGTGAGATCGACGAGTGACGATTCTGAAGGTTGCTTTGTAAAATGTAATCACTGTCGCCAGTTATTCATACTGAGCAAGAGAACCATCAAAGACATCATAAAAAATGTTCGCAGAGTGCGCAAAAGTGGGGCGAATGGTGAAAGAGAATAAATTCCAAACGAAACTGAAAAAGATTCTGGAGTCGCAGTGCGCGTTTATAATCAATCAACATGGCCACATGATGCAGCGCAGCGGTATTCCTGATTTGCAGATTATCCATAGGCGTTGGCATGGGTTTCTTGAACTCAAAGTTGGCAAGAATAAGCCAAGCGATATACAGAAGTCCGTCGCAGCGGCTATCGAGTTACGAGGCGTGCCGGTCTACGTTCTACGTTGCGTTGAGCGGCCAATAGACTCTGGCTTATGCGGATATAATCTTACGCTCGAAGACTTCGAAGGTAAAGTTATACGTAGGTGTTTTAGATTGGACAGTCTGTTGAATATTCTGGCTGGTCTTAGTCCGCAGTTGGTAGGCGGGTTTGATAATGTTGATTAATTAATTAAGGAGACGAACAATGAGCGACAAACTAATAAAATTTGGCAACGGAATGGTTCCAATACCAGAAGATCGTATTGGGAATCATTATAACGGCGGAACAACAGAGCCATGCGACATGTATATTGGCCCTTGCTCATGCGGTGCGTGGCACCACGTACGCGATTGGGCAGATGAACTTCGGGATGAGTTGCTGACGAGTTGCTGTTGTGAAGATGATTTAGAGAGGTATCCGCTCATAGCTGAAAGGTGATTATGAACTACAAAGAAAATCCAAAAACAAAGGGTAGCGGAATTCTGTGCGCTATTTCCCAAACGGAAACATGCCCAAACAAGTGCGACGATTGTTTCTTTCAAAGTGGGAGAAGTTACCTCGAACCGCTCGACGAGAATCTCCCGAATATGCCCGTTTGTCAGAGTGCGTACGACGGTGGTTCTATTGTTCGCGTTAACGATGGCAATGATTCCAACGTTGACAAGAAACATGTCGAGAATATGGCTAGTGGCTACCAATACAAGTTTTACAATACAGCGATTCCGAAGTTGGATTTCGATTCACCAGTGGTGTTGACAGTTAATCCAGGTAAAATGACTGACACAGAGTTTCATGACATCGATCGCCCGCCAAAGAATCTCATGTTTGTACGGTTTAGAGTAAACACTTGGAACGTCAAAGGTGCTGCGGCGTGCACTGATTTCTATACCCGCAGGGACGTCGCTGTTGTGTTGACGTTCATAGCGTATCACGACGCGAGTAGCATACCAGAAAGCCACCGAGTCTTTTATCCTGAACGCAAACGCACGTTGAATTCGTATTTTGCGATTACGACGTCTGCGTGGCGAGATGTGATGAAGACGACTGACGTCACGCCAAAGAAGGTATACTGTATGGGCTGTCAGCACTACACGTTGCGGCGTCAAGAATGCACGGCTAAGAGTAACTGCAAAGGCAATTGGAAGTGCGAGTATACAAACCCGGTTGAAAAACCTAATGAGAAGAACGCGAACAATGACTGTGAAGATTATCTTTACGGTGGTGTCGGAAGCCGAATGATTTGACGGTAACAATGGTTGAGTGACCAGAAGACGAGCGATGATTGAAAAATTGCTGACAACAGTATTAGAATGGATATCCGGCGTATCTGGCGGGAATCAGTTCATGGCCGCTGCGATTTCCGCTTGGGTACTTGGAGTCGCTACATATCTCCTGAGAAAAGTCCCGACGGACATCGGACGTTTCACGAAAAAGCATCTGACAACATCAATCACAATTACGTCTTATCACAAATCGTTCTACCATTTGATGCAGTGGCTAGAGGCTAACGGTTACAGCAAGAAATTCAGACGCCTGAAAATTACAAACGGAAACTATGGTGAAGATGCGCCTATCAAAACCGTAGGCTATGGGCGACACTTGATGTGGTATTGTAAAACGCCCTTGCTGATTGAACTCACTCGCGTTGATACTCGTACGAATAGCGACAAGGAAGAAGTTGTATTGTCGAAACTAGGGCGCGGTCATGCTCTTTTTGACAAACTTTTGGCTGAAGTAAAGAGATGCGACGATGAAGACTCCAACACAATGACAATGATTCGTAAGTACAACAAAAACGAATGCTGGTCTACTTCCAAACAACCAAGACGAAATTTTAACTCAATATTCTTGCCCATAGACTTGCGTCGTCAGTTGCTTGACGCAATCAAGAAATTCAAAGATAGCGAGCAGTGGTATATCGAACATGGTATACCCTATCAACTTGGGATTTTATTGTATGGCCCACCAGGAACCGGAAAGACATCATTAATCCGAGCAATCGCGGCGCACATGAATACAGGTCTGGCTGTGCTTAACTCGCAGCAACTCGCTGCTGTGTCAGATTTTGAAAATGATAAAGACATTATTGTCGTTGAGGACATTGATTCTAATCTTGCAACTGCTAAACGAAGAACTGAAAACGACTGCGAGGTTGGCGACAATAGCAAGGGTGTGAACAGTGATGCGCATGTAGCTGACGCTGTTAAAGCTGAAAATGAACTGCGGACGATTTTTGGTGGCGGGATTTCAGGAATACTAAACGCGCTGGACGGGATATCAATTAGTCACGGCAGAGTTATTGTGATGACGACGAACCATATTAAAAAACTTGACTCTGCGTTGCTTCGTCCGGGGCGTATCGACGTGAAACTAGAGTTGGGCTATGTTACGGGCGAAGTCTTTGATGAATTTGCACTCGCGTTTTTCGGCGTAGGCACTGCGCCAAAGTTGGGCGACCCTTGTAGAAACGTGGTCATCGCTGATCTTCAAAACAAAGTGGTTATGGGTGATTCGCTTAATGAGATTATTAAGTTTTGTTATAATACTAAAATAAACTAAAGGTGCGCGATGGACAAGAAACTATTTAACGACTTGTGCAAAAGTATTAAAGAGGCTGGTACGATGAACGAAAGTAAACTAGAAATATTCATTGCGAAGATGAAAGTCGCCGCGTCGAACGGATCAAGTGGCCCAGAGAATACGACAAACGATGGGCGCGATCCCATGATGCAACGGTGGCTGTACTTTACTGAAGAACAACTCGCGGAACAGGACGAGCGAATAATTCGCCTTTGCTTATATCCTAAAATGATTCCTGACGAAATTCTTGTGGCCTATGCAGACGTTCTACTCGTGTCGCTGAGTCGTTTGAGAAGAAACGGTCGTCTCTATAGTTTTGTTGGTAGACTTATTGACGGCAACCTCCGTGACCATGTGATGAATATCACTAAGATGCTAAATATTCGGGGTGACTGCGTACTTGCAGCCAAGATTGAGCATGAAATGGGACCGAACCCTGATGGCACCGAGATAAGACTTGAACGATAGGAGTTGAATGATGAACGACAAGAGTAAAAAGTTGGCAAGATACAGAAAACTATTAAACGAAGAAGCAGGTACGCCATTTGAAATCAGAGAGATGTGGGTTGCTGCGTTTGAAAAAATGCTAAAAATTATCGACCTTCATCCTCAAGACGATGCTCGTGATCAGCTTAAAAACGTTCGTCGTGCGATTCTCGATGAGCTTGGTGTTTCGGGTGACGCAAAGGTACAAGCCGCTGAGCAGTGCAAGCATACACGACAGATACTGGGCAAGTGTCCAGATGGTGAAATACTGATGCGCAAAGATTGCGGCGAGCCTGTTTTAGACTTTAGTGACGATCGTTGTGATTGCAAGTATGACTCGGATTGCGGCGAGATGAAAAGACGGTGCAAAAGCACGCCAAACTTAGAACGCATTAAACGACTAAAGGCTCACGACAAAGTTCTGGCAGAAGCAAGAAAGAAAGCAGCGGACTACGCTGCGTTGCCACAAGCAGCACGAAAGTTTTATGGCGTGGCTATCCATGACGAACGTGTTAGATTTGAAAAGAAACGAGGTACTAAATGCCCGGAAAAATAATAGACGAAACAGGCCACAAATACGATCGGCTAACTATTATTCGATACGCGGGCAGAAACGCATACAGAGAAGCCTTGTGGTTGTGCTTTTGTGACTGTGGTGGAGAAATTGTAACTCGTGGTAGCAGCCTACGCTTAGGTGATACTAAAAGTTGCGGCTGCTTGCGTAAAGACAAGAAAATTAATGAGATCGGAAACAAATATGGTCGCTTAACGGTTATTAATGACGGGCACCAAAACGCTAGAGGTGCATTTCACTGGTTATGTCTTTGTGATTGTGGTGCCAAAGTTACAATTAAAGGCGGTCACTTGCGTAGTGGTGCCACTAAAAGTTGTGGTTGTTTACATAAAGAAATAGTATCCGCTGCTTGTGCTAATCAATCAGGCAAGAATAATCCGAACTATACTAATGGAAACTTTACTGGGTTCTGCACAAAGAGCAAGAAGAATTTCACGAGTCTATCCGTAAACGTGACAACTACACTTGTCAAGAATGTAACAAGACGCAAGAAGAACAGTTACAGAAATTAAACGAAAAACTTTCTGTTCATCACAAGGACGAAAATCATTTCAACAACACAGATGAAAACGCAATAACACTTTGCAGGTCTTGCCACATGAAACTATCACCAGCATTTAAGAAAGTTTCAGCAAGACGAGACCAAGAGGCGTTAGACGCAGTATACAAAGTGTGTGAATATTATGATAACAAGAATAAAGACCATGAATGATTGCGAATTAAAACCCACAAATAATCCGATTTTGGCGAACATCTTGAAACGATACGTCAGCGCGAATAGCGTCGGCTACAATTTAGATGATACGAAACAATTATGCACTGGTGCAAGTTGTATAGAAAGTGTTGAATGCACACTAAGCTATACAGGTCGAAAATACTGTACTCACCAAAAGTCGAGCGAACCAGTAACAGATGGTGGTGACGATACAGACTGGTACAACATGACGTGCCCTCGATGCCCGTGGTTCGTTGATGGCGTTAAAACAGGCGTTAAAACAGGCGAGTACACAGTCGTAAACAACGATATGGCGAGCAAAAGCAGTAATGCGCCTGATAACGCGCCGGTAGCGAGAAAAGACGCTGACGGCGATTCTGGGCGTCCTACTGGCGATTCTGGGTGCGTTGTGGGCGACGATACACCGTGGGATGAAGAGTGGGATGACCTTCTTGAGGGTGTAGACGCAAAATGTGGTAGTAACGATGCTATTATAGGACGCGGTTCACAGCGAGTGCTGACAGTGCGATGCATTCGGCCTGAATCGGTTGAATGTTTGAACGAGTCGATTTGTGTACAGTTGCTCGTTGCGAGTGATTTGATTCGGCAGCAAGCGGCGATAGAGGAGACGCGCAATAAATATCTTCTTGAAATTGCGCCGTTCGTCGTGGGTACTGATGAGAATCGAAAACGAACGATGGATAACGTCAAGAAGAACGTTAGAAATAAATCGAAATTAAAACGCAGTCGTAAGTTGCGCAAAGCTGCTCGAAAACGAGGACGATGACATGAGTTGTAAAGATTGTGATAATACTAGTTGCGTGGGCGATTACTTATGTCCAGATGAGGTGAAAAGACTCCAACAAGCAGAGCTAAAACTTAATAAAATTAATGGCTTAGTTGCTAAAGAGTTTCAGCGAGCGACAGAAAAGTTTGATGCGTTTCATAATACGCATGAAGGTTACGCAATATTGCTCGAAGAAGTTGACGAGTTGTGGGACGATATTAAGGCGAATGATCTCTACTCGTCGTGCGACGAAGCGATTCAAGTCGCTGCGATGGCGATGCGATATTTGTTCGACTTGATGCCCGATGACTTTGATAGAGACATGCACCGTGCGTTGACCGGGAAGGACAGAGACAAATGAAACAATGCGAGAAATGTAAAGAATGGTTATTTAATTGTGACGCAAAAGCTGGCAGAGTACACAGATGCCCGCCGTTATGGCTTGTAACATGCCCTGAATACGATGATGAATGGCAAGAAATTTATGAATCAGAAGAATCATCAGCAGCAGAGAAATTCGCTGAAGAGTACGATGCAGATAGTCATGACATGATGGATGGAAATACTATCGTAGTTAGTGTTAAACCACACGAAGATAACAAACACTATAATCTGTGTGCTGATAATATCAAAACGTTTGTGTGCAGCGGAAAAGTTATTCCGACGTACTATGCGAGTGAGATTAAACGAGATTAATGATAAGACCAACAAGGATGATATTGAGGTGACTAATGAAAACTAAAGAGATTCAAAATATCTCAGCCGCCATAAACTGCACAAACCACTTCTTAGAGTTTAGCCCGTGCAACATGACAATACTCTATGGACTTTCAGAGATAATGACATCAGACGACACAATGATGAAAGAAATTAAAGACGTTTTTGAGCGTCAGAAAAGTAAGTTGGAAAGACAACTAGCACAACTGCTTGGAGATTTTGATGACTGACGACGAGGGGCAATCGGAGCAAACGCGAAACGTGAGATGCACGATTCGTTTGAGAAAGTTACGAATGGCCAAGTTGACTTTTGGTTGTTGGACGAGAATGTTTGAGGTTGCACGATGGGAATGGGAATAATTACAACTGAGCATACTGTTTGGTGTGGATCGTGCGAATTGTGGGTACAAATATGCGAGAAAACCGTAAGCCGAACTAAAAAGTAGTTAGGCGAGATGGCTGGCGACTAAGAGACAAGTTATGGACATGCACAGAATGTTTGAGGAATCGAAATGGCAGAACTAAATAAACCCAACAAAGAAGAATTTGAACGATTTGTAGACTATACGTTCCCAAGCGAAATCACGCCAAAAGAAAAACACTATTGTGAGCTTGCATATATGTGGGCATTAAAGCCGCCTGTAATTCCGCAAGTATCAGGGTGGCCCTGGAATAAACAAGATTGAAGTTGGGCGGGTCGGTGCCGCGATTCATCGGCCTGCTTAACATTTTCTAATCGCACTGTTTAATCGCACTGTTTAATCGCACTGTTTAATCGCACTGTTTAATCGCACTGTTTAATCGCGACAAGTTTAATCGCACTGTTTAATCGCAACAAGTTTAATCGCAACAAGGTTAATCGCAACAAGTCTGGAGTTGGTAGGAGTACAGCGGTCGATGAAGCAAGAAAATATAAAACGCTTTGAGATGTTTATCTCGAAACTTCAAGGAGTGCAGAAGCAAAATGAATATCGGTGCATGTCCCTTTGTCCGTCGCACGGAGATGCGAATAATTCTCTGTGGACAACGCTCAATGAGAATGGTAAAATAGGAGTGGCATGTCACGGCGGTTGCAAAGTCATAGAAATAGTATCCGCAATGGGATTTCAAGGTCTAGGAGTTTTATACGGCGCGCCACAAATCGTTGCGGTGTATGACTTTATAACAGCAGAAGGTGAATTTTTATATCAAGAAGTCAAGTATGATAAAGATTCGTCGCTGAGTCGTTTCGCCGTCCGCAGGTTAAACCCAAAGTACAGCAAAACGATAAAAAACGTTGATGGTGAGGGCGTAAGTACTAACGCTCACGTAGACAGCAAAGGTAAAAAAATTGATAAATGGATTTATGGCTTGCCAAAAGACAACGCGGGTGGTGCAGGCGGCGCGGGTCAGCGAATATTGTTTAACTTACATGAAGTTATAGTATCAAAAAAAAGCGAGAATGACGAAGGCGAAGAGCGCGGCGATTGTAATATTGTATTTATGAACGAGGGCGCTAAAGACGCGGAGACATTACGCAAACTTGGGCTAACGTCCACCGCGGCGCTAATTAATGACTGGGAAAAAACAGACACCTCGCCGCTCGACGGCAGGAATGTTGTTATTCTCGTTGACTATGACGAAGATAGCACGAATGGGATGAACGCAGGCGAAATAAAGGCTCTCAAGGCAGCGCATAATAGATATGGTAAGAGTAGTAGTGTTAAATTGCTTCGACTGCCCGGCCTAAAAGAAATTGGCAATCATAGCGATGTTACTGACTGGCTGAACGCGGGCATTAATGGTACTGTTCCGGGGAACGCACGAGACAAGCTACTTGAACTCGCGTTGAGCGACGATCTGAAAGAATGGCAGCCATGTGAGTCGATACGCGAACGGATTGAAAATGGGAAGATGACTGGATTAATATTTGAGAAAGGGTTTCCCGGGCCAATTTGGGAGACTTGGTATGGTGTCTACCACTCGTTAACAAACGGACTGTTATTATCTTATGACAAAGATTGGTTAAAAGGTTGCATAAAGTCGTTGCTGTATAACGAAACAGAACCCGATACACAATTAAAGACAATCCAAAGAATGCTGAAGTACTGTGGCGACGCTAAGTCTAAAGATTCAAACGCTGTTTTCAAAGGAACACCCCGGGACTTTGAAGAAATACTGCGCGCATGCCAAATAGAAGTTGGAATTGACGCGCACAAGTATGCTACGATGCCAATATTTAGAAGCTCATTTATGCCTGATCATGAGCGAGAATGGCGTTCAAGCGATATTGTGATAATGAAAAGCAGTAATTTCTATATACCCTCTAAACGTGCATATCCGAGAAACATGCAGTCGTGCATCGCCCGCCATGCGTTGCCATTTGATTATGACGCGGATGCGAAATGCCCTATGATTGAAGAGTCATTACGAACACAATGGAGCGACGACCAAGAGTCGATAGACTTGTTTTTGCAGTATATTTTTTATTGTATGATATCGGCACCGGGGAAATACAAGAGCATTCTTAGCATGATAGGCGCGCCAAATACGGGCAAGTCGAAATATTTGCAATTAATTGTTGCGTTTATTGGTAATAAAAGTTGCGAAGCGATAAGCCTTAGTAAACTTGGGCTCCAATTTGAATTATTTAGAACAATATTCTCAAAGGTTTTGATTTGTGACGACGAAAATGTAACAAAAAAAGAAAATTTACTTAGTATACCCGCTGGTCAACCTATTCGAGTCGAACGCAAAGGCGGCGACATCGAAACGCGCATAATTCCCGCACAAATTATCATTGCAGGAAACAAGCCTATACGAATGCACTCAAATTCTAGCGGACTATCTGAACGGCTTAAATTTCTCGTCTTTCGCCATGTGTATAAAAGGGGTGACGATATGGACGAAAATATAATGGATACATGGCGTCATGAATTGCCCGGCTTAATGAATTTAGTTTTAGGCGCGGGCGAGAAATTAGTTGCTGCACGGGGATTTGTCGAACCTAAATCGTCGATAGACGCGAGAGAGCAGTTTGAAAGTGGCGCGAATCCTGTCTTACGGTTTATTCGTGAGTACTTCGAGCAGAATGATATTGATTGCTTGGGAAATTTGGGAAGCTCCGAAGTGTGCGTCGTTGCGCCATGGGTCGTGACACTTGAGAATATGAAGGTTTATTACGGACTGTATTGTGAAGAGTTTGAAGTGCGAAATAAACTAACTGTTCACCAATTCAATGAGGCAATGGAATCTGTTCCGGGCATTAGTAGGAAAAGAATCAACGTAAAGAAAACAGACGCTAAGACCAACCAAAAAGAGTGGAAACAAGTTCGATGTTGGATTGGTTTGAGAAGAAATGGAACTGATGGAACTCTTGATGATCGCCGTGCGTCGAATGGTGTGGGGAATGATTTTTGAAATTGATTGGAATATAATGGATAGAAAGAGAAAGAGAAAGAGAAAGAGAAAGAGAAAGAGAAAGAGAATAAGGTGGGACTTAAAACCTGCAAGCACAAAATCGTTTATTTACGACTTTGTAAATCGTAAAGTCAACATAAATGATAATAAAGATGTAATTAAATGGGCAACGCCCGTAAAAGACATGCGAGACGCCTATAAAGCATATTTCAAAAATTTTAGCGTGTTGTGCCCAGATATTAGATTTGTAAGAATCGCAGGATTTAATGCATTACTAAAAGAGCTAGGAATTAAACAATCAACAAAATATCTTACGATTTTTAACAAAGAGTTCAAAAAATATTCAACTAAACAATACCGTTGTTGGATTGGGTGCAGACTTGTGAAAACATAAATCTTATTCGCGAGACTTGTGAAAACATAAATCTTATTCGCGAGACGCTGTGTTTTGGGACGTTTTAGTAGCAGCCAAAATTGCCCTATTTGTAATGGAAACGTTCGTTGTGCGTTGTTCTACGTGGGTTTATGACAAAATATGCCGATTTATGACAAGTAGTATGACGGCTTTATGACAGTTCTATAACAATAGTAATTTAACGTAACCAGTTATTAGTAATATACTTATGATTGCTGAGAATTGATTTATGACATTTATGACAACTTCTGCTCAGCACTGCCCTTACGCGAGGGTATATTTGTGTGTCTGTATAGTTATAGAATGTTGCTGGTATTAGCCTTGTGCATGCGCGTGTAGCCGTAGATATATTGTCATAAATGTCATAAACGTCTAATAGTTGATCATAAGTGATTATAGTATATAGAGTTATATCAATTTTATTTTGTTCCAAAGCAGTCATAAGTTTGTCATACGTAGGTCATAAACCAAGTATTTTTGTCATAAATATATAATAGTTTGACGTAGTAACCACGCGAATAAGAATTACAGTTAAATACTGTTTTGAAATAAATTTTCAAACTTTGCAACGAAATCCGCGTGCGCGTGCGAAAATTCAAACATTGCTCGTAATAAGTTGTAAATAAACTGAATTAAACAAAGCTGGAGACGAACAATGAAAAACTTTGAAGACAAATTTAAGCGATTCAATTGTAAGCTTAAAGTTGATGCGTTAAAATTTGCAGAGAATCAATTCGTGAAAAATCCGCATTTGAAGCAGAAGAATCAACTAACAAGGAACTAAGAGAATAAGGAACCAGAATGATAACACTAAAACAATTACCAACAAGCGTAAAACTTTTCGTCGAACGTTGCGACGCATTCATCGTCGGCAGCGCAGCGAACCCACACGCAACACTTAACGACAACGTACCGTTCGCAAGTAATATTAGAGACATCGACGTAGTAATACCGTTCAATAAGTGGGACGTTGCGTGCATTATTATTCAAAATGCAATCGAGGAGTGTGTAACAAGCGTATCTTTGAACACGTATGGTGGAATGAAGTTTATGGACGACACAAGTGATAGCTTGATAACAATAGACGTATGGCCCAGCGACTTAAACAAGTATCTACTCTCGTCGCTCGTCGAATACGTTTGGAATCCAAAATTTAATTTGCGTTACGTGAAGTGTGTTAATATAGGAGACAAGCAATGATGCTATTTATAGCGGGGTACGCTGTTGGTATGCTTGTAGGCATAGTTATGTCAGTTATTGTATTACGCTAATACAGGAGAATCAAAATGAAAACATTTGAAAATACATCAACAAGGAACAAGAGCATCATTTTCATATAGCCAAGAAGTAGCAGCAGAGGCAGCGTATCGTTTTGCACTTCAAACAATTAGAAATGAAATCAAACGACTGCACGCAACACGGCGGCGCATAAGTATTCATGAACTTGCTGAGTTCATCGACAAGGAGTTGAACGAATGAATCAAGAAACGAAGTCGCGCATAGTATTGTATTGTTTTAATTGTGAGGCTACATTTGTGCGTGAAATCTTTGAATCAGGTATTATGCCGTGTGACTGCGGGACGTTTGACTGTGAGCCAGCAGCTTTTCAGGTGGACAAGCTATCAGTACGTGTATTTATGCGTAATAATCCAAATGTGAGATTATAATTGTTATTGGAGTTGAGCGAATGAAATTCATAACAGGTTTTCTAACAGGCGCAGTCGTCGCAACGTCGTTCATCGTCGGGCCGTACAACGTAGCGTCGAGCGTCGCGGCGTTTATTGACTTTGTTCGTGGACTGGCCAGCTAAACGCCCAGAATCGCCTGTGGGCGTCGATCAGACCAGAAACGTATAATCACGCGAGTCAGCCGCCTTCGACGCGCCACGAGCAGTACCGTGCGTTCTGGGCCGGTTTGACGCTGCTCGCCGTGCGTATCTGGTCAATCTGCCGCGTTTCCAACCGTCAAACGATTCTCAACGTCCCGATATTGTATATTATGTTTCATTCGGCTTTGTATAAATTGTGCAGTATTATGCGTTATTAGACTGAAAACGCAGGTTTTGAGTAAAACTGGCTGAAAAGTGATAACAAAACAGGTATTTGCTTGACAATGAGCGACGAACGACAGGTGTGTTGTCAAGCAAAATTATCTGCGTTTAATGTACCAATAATAGCGATTTGGCTATTTTTTGAAAATAGTTGTTTACTTTAGTTAAAAGTTTATGCTTTACTAATAGTATAGGAAGAGCGATATGAGAACGGGCAGAAAACCGGGATGCAGAGTGACGGACGTAGACGCAAATGACTACAGCAGCAGCGTAATCTCGGAGTATTATCTTTCGCCGGGAAGCCCAGAGAAACTTAGTAGTTGGCTGAAACAGTGGCTCAAGACGAACGACGTGATTTTGCGAAAACGTAATCGACTCGATAAGTCTTGTGACCGTCTTCGAGCAGCAATCGACGCTCGTCGAGATATGCGCGACGTTGACAAGCAAGAGAAACTTGATCGACGCGACACAGTGATAGAGGCCGGTGATTGTTCAGCAAATTACACTGGAACGTCAAAAGACATGTGTAGGGGGGTGGGAATTAGCGGAGAATGTTTTCATTGCTCCGGACAAATTGTTAGAATTGAAACAATAAGCTAATTAGTACCAACGAGCGTAAACAAGACGAACAACAAAGACGAACAACAATGTCAGACTTTCAACGAGAATATAGACAAGACAATGATTTGATTGACCAAGTTTGCGATTGGATTGCGCAGAAATGGTCGTTAAGTATGATTAAGTTTAAGTTACGTGAGACACTCGACAAAGAAATTAAAGATACGACAGTTAAGTACTTAATCAAAATCGCCAAAAATCGTATCGTCAAAAGATATCATATTCCCATTGAAGAATTCAAAGGCGAACATATTGCGTGGCTCGAAGCGGTTATGCGAGGCAGATCATATTCCAAAGAAGGTCTTCCAGCTAAAATGTGTGACAGACTTCGAGCAGCGGAAAATCTTTGTGCACTTCTTAACTTAGAAAACGTAACGAACGATGATCCAGCAGAACAAGCCAAGAAAATTCATGCGTTCCTACGCGCCGCCGAGGCAACGGTTGGCCAGGAAAATAAAAACGATGGGCAAGGCGATGAGCAAGAACGAGAGTCGGGACAAGAACCTGGAGACAACCAAGGGAAAGACGATCAACATGCAAGGCACGGCGAAGATGGGAGTTAGTGTGTCTCAGTATGGTCGAGACTTCGCGGAACAGCAGTGCATTAAAGTTATTAACACAGGGGATGACAACCAAGTAAAATCGCATTTGTCGCTGGACACAGAATCCGTTTGCTGGAAGCCTATGTTGAAAGACGCTTGTCGCATCCAACCTCTACCCGACGACATGCGGCGTGATACTCTCAAGCCAGAATACCAAACACGAACAGCAAGAGTAGTTGCAGCAATACGTCATACGGCGAACAACGCTTGGACTTGCTTAGTAAACATTTGGCGCTGGAACGGATAAGTAATGCTAAACAGCATACAAACATTAACACCACGATGGACAAAGCTTCATTATCATCCAGAACAGCATCGCTATTTTACAAGTAAAAAGAGATTCAACATTGCGCATGCTGGACGACGAAGCGGCAAGACAGAAATAGCCAAGCGCCGTCAGATTTTGCGGGCAATGCGTTTCGACAAGCCGCAAGGTCGGTTTGTGTTCGCTGCGCCGACTCATCGCCAAGCAATAAAAATCTACTGGGATGATCTCGTTGCGATGGTCCCCCGTTGGGCGTTGTATAATGACCGTAAAAGTATTAGTCTATCATATCGTACTATAAAACTATGGAATGGTGCTGTACTTGAAGTATGTGGACTTGATGTTCCTGAACGCATAGAAGGTCCACCACTTGACGGATTTGTTGGTGACGAGTTTGGAAACATGAAGTCAACAATCTGGGAGTTGAATATTCGTCCTGCGTTGTCAACAATTGGCAGACCGGGCGAAGCGATCCTTTTAGGTGTGCCAGAAGGAAGAAATCATTATTTTGATTTAACAGAGAATGCTAAAGACGACGATGAGTGGGACATTTTTACTTGGCCGTTAAGCGAGATAAATCCTGACGAAGCAGAGAAAGCAAGAAGCAGCGTCGCAAGTCTCGCGTATTCCCAAGAGTACGACGGCGAGTTTGTGTCGTTCGAGGGTAAATGTTATTACGCATTTGATTCTGAATTAAACGTAGCGCCAGACGGCGAACGAATCTTGTATGATCCGGAGTACGACTTATGCTTTTCATGGGACTTTAACAGAACGCCTGGTAATTGTGTTATTTCACAGGAGCAACCCGCGTCGAAGTTTCCTTGGTTAATTAAACGCAATCAAGGAAAAGACAGAGGACTTGTTACGTGTTGTATTGATGAAGTATTTTTGCGGCAAGCAAGTAATACTGAGAAGATTTGTGATATTTTAGTCGAACGATGGGCGCATATTCACAAAGGAACGTTAAAGCTTTATGGTGACGCAACGGGCGGTGCGAAAAAAACATCAAGCGTTGCAGGATCAGATTGGGATATTATAGACGCGAAGCTCAGTGGGCCATTTAATACAGACGAGTGCGTTCCGAAGTCTAATCCGCCTGTTCGTGTTAGAATTAATACAGTCAACGCGAGACTGGTTTCTACCGATGGACAAATTGGGACAATCGTTGATAAGAAGTGCAAGTTTCTAATACGTGACTTCGAATCTGTGTCGTGTGACAATGAAGGCGCGATACTCAAAGCGGACGCCAAGTCACTCTTGACTCATATCAGTGATGGATTTGGATATTTTGTATGTCAAGAGTATCCGCTGGGCGGCGGAGAAGCGTGGAGTAATCGAGGATTTTAACGTGAGCGACAAAAAGAAACAATCAGCTAGTGAGCGCCGTGCAAAGAAGGCACGGTGGATTACCAGAAATGTAAAAGAATCAACATCTGGAACGTTGAGAAAAGTACGGAGCGGCGAGAATTAAAATGAAAGCTAAACAATCTAAACAATTAACACCTGAAGAATTGCAAAAGCAACTCAAAGATGTAATGGATAAATTAAATCTGGGCAGAAAGTTTCCAGCGCCGCGTCCGGCTATTCAACCGTTTGACACGCACCCAGACAAACAAGCGCAGCCACACGTCTGTCCAAACTGCGGACATTGCCCAACGTGCGGCAGACGTGACATAATGCCAAGACGCCCATTGCCGTGGGAGTATCGTCCTGATCCATACTTTGAAAGATACACATCAGCACCATTTTATAAATGGCAACGGCCAGACATAGTTATGTGCGTAGGTTAATCATGAGCAGATCATTTCGACACAATCCAAGTAAGCATGTAGATAAGTATAAAGACGGCAACAGGTATAAAGACAGCGACCCGATATTCGAAGAGTATCCCGGCGTCTTATTCGACGACACGCAACTTTCAACAACCAACTTAGTATTAGCAAACAGCGCAGCGACGGGCAGCTTATCAGTCACGAAGGCTCTTTCGTCAAAAGCACGCAAGAGGGCGGACAAGCAGTTTCGCAAACAGCGTCGCCACGATGATCGTCTTGCGTGATACAATCAACAAGCACAAACGAGGAAACGAGGAAACGGCAATGAAAATCACACTAGACATTAAAGATGGTCTTGCAGCAACTATAAACGTAAATCCAGGAACACGCGTTGAAAGAAGAATTGATTTGCAAGACGGAATGCTCCTGAAAGTAGAATCGGTAGGCCAAGTCGCTCTCAATATTACAGCCATAGAGCCAAAGTCAATGCAAGCAAGTTCGGAATCCGGCGCAAGTGGATCGTTGTCCTTTGCGTGACGCACGACAAACGACGAACAGCACGACAAACGACGAACAGCACGACAAACGACGAACAGCACGGCGAACAACAATAAACGAGGAGACAATAATGTGGCAGAGAATTTTGACTTGGTTAAAGAATACTAAAACGTTCCATCATAGGTTAATGATGCGGTACCTACGGAATAGGGATTGGGTGGTGTTTTATCTCGAACCAAGAAGCAGAGATTGCAGAGATTGCAAAGATGGCACTTGCTGGATGAAACTATACGAGTCGCAAGAAGGAGTTCGAGGCTAATGGTTGGCATACAAAAAGAAATAATAGATTTGTTGAACGAGGCGTGCAGTCAAGAACCAGATCAAAGTATTTTGCAAGTTATTAGTAGTTGCTTTGCAGAGGGTGATATATCTCATATTGATGATTATGAATTGCGAGATAATTTAGCTGTGTTAATTCAGGTTAATAAGGAACGCATTCATGATTATCAGCTCAGTAAGAAACGACGAACAAGCAGCAAGTAACAATCTAAACAGGAATAAACCATGCCACACATAAGTGAACCATTATCAGACGAACAATGGGCGGCGCAACGAGACGCAGAGACACTTGCAGAAGCACGGGCTATTATGCAAGACGTCAGTCGTCTTAATGCAGCTAAAACAGCAGCGGAGAATCTTGCAGTTGAAAAACTAAACTCCGTCAAAGATTTGTTGGCAGCAGCAGGCGTTTCGTTTAGCAATGTAGTCAAGGGGCTTGGAATTAAAGAGTCACCAACTCAATTTAATCCTAATTCTCAACGTGACTTATAGCAGACGATGCAATTCTGGCGAATTATCTTTGCACTGATTGTTATTCCAATTATCATCTATAGAATTTATACACGCATTATGTTTATACGAGAGTATTACAAGAGCGATACAGGTAAGGAAACGAATGACGATGGCTAAACTACTTTCAAGAACAGCAGGCAAATTAATAGTCCCATTCTTAGCACTAGTTCTTATCGCAATGTTCAGTGCGGGATGTTTCCAGGAACTACTGGCTCCAGCATATATAGAACCAGATGCAATTAAGTATGCAGGCGAAGAAGAGACTGGCGGGAAGTCGTTAAATCCGTTCTGGACTACGTTGTGGGACTCGAAACGAATAGCGCGACAGATGGAGTATCAGCATGGACTGGTAATCAAAGGACTCGTCCGACAAATTGAAGACGACGCAGACGCTTACAATTATATACTGAGCCAGCATGTTTTGAATATTCAGTCAGCAGAAGATTTCAAAAGCATACTCTTCTCTCCGACTGGGCCAATCGGCTTGCTTGTTCCGACGCTCGCTGCATTTGGAATCGGCGCGATGGGCGTCACTCGACCAAAAGACAAGAGAAAATTAAAAGACCGCGACAAGACAATCGTTGGCCTAGAAAAGACTGCCGTCGCCGTTACGAACAACGCAGTCACTGAGACAACTACTGTAAGTTAAACATATCACGACGATAAGTTATTCGACTGGGTTAGTCCATAGAAAATGCTTATCATAAGCGTGGAACGCGGCACGTTGGACTTTCGAGGTTAGCGTGACGCCAAGGATGGCACAATGAATAATAAAATAATCAAATAAATTAGGGTGCTGAAATGAGATTGCCAAATAAAGATGAAGATTTAATTGGAAAGATATGTGTTTGCTCGGTTGGCAGAGTTGCGGTTGTTGTTGGTCGTAAAGAATACGATTGGGGAGTCGCTTGGACTGGATTAGGACTCGACGGAAAGGGAAACTGGGCAAGTAGTTCTCCCTGCGTAGTTGCTAAGTCAGGGAATGAATTTCATAACAAACTGTCTGAGCGGTTTGGTGGCAAGATGTCGTTCAACGGATAAGTACATAAATACATTTGGATTATGGCGTTTATAAATATGCTGTGAACGACTCAACGCCTAATTCGGCATTAAATATAAAGCGAGTTGTTCACAGCAGGTATTATAGTTTAATATTATGTATATGTTTTGCAATTGCCATTCAATGCGTTATAATGGACGAACGTAGTAATGGTAGCGTGACGATCGACGCAGGATATATGAGAAAACCGCCTAGCAAAGTTGTTTTGTTGTATATCTTATTGCTACGCCAACGTAGCTCAGCGGTAGAGCTCTGGTTTTGTAAACCAGTGGTCATTGGTTCGAATCCAATTGTTGGCTTGATAAGTCGTAGCGTACAACCCGCAGGTGGGTGGAGTTTGTGGAAGCGGGTCAAACTAAACAGTTTACAATTAAATAATTAAACTAAGTAGGCAAACAAACAAATACTTCGAGGAGTTTGGCGATGAATCGAAACACAATAGACAGTGCAAAAAATGTAGTACAAGAAAAGATTACAGTGCTAATCGCGTCGGTTGTTGAACGCGAAGCGCAGTTAAAAGTCGTGTTGAATAGGCTTATTGACCAGCACGATTTGTTAGAAATACATGTCGTGCTAAACTGGTATATAGGAGTGCCAGAATGGATTAAGGGACTCGCGTGGAAAGTCACGCCGCACCTTAATCCAACAAATAAGCACGCACATGATAGCATCTGGCAGCTTATGCCGGGCAATGGATACGTCATCATTTGTGATGATGATTTAATGTATCCGTTGGACTTCTTTGACAATTTAATAGCCGCCATAGAGCGGCACGAACGGCGGGTAGTGGTCACTGCTCACGGAAGTAATATTGTACTGCCCGCCGGAGATTATATGGACGCACGACGAACGTATGGATTCTCAGACCGCCAAGAGCGTGACATTTTCAACGATCTTTGCGGCGTTGGGTGCTGTGCGTTTCATATAGATGCATTCGGCGACAAACAACCAAGTCTTCAGAACTTTCCAATCCCGTTTATGCGCGATTTGTATTTCTCGTTGCATTGTGCAAAGAACAACGTACCAATAGTCAACGTCAAGCGGCCCTCGAGTTGGATTTTACCGCTGCAAACACTAGGATCAACAGTGTACGAAGAAACGCTGAACAACGCGAGTCTAAGGGCATTAAAAAATCGCGTGATGAAAGAACAGCTACTTCCTGCACTCTATTGTAAAAACCACGACGGTTCAGGCCAGTATGTGCTGATTACAGACTATGGTTTCGACAGGCGTCTCATGGACAAGACTCTTCAGACACTCGACGAAGTCAGTGACGAACAGACAAATATCATTGTATTCAGTGACGAGCTAAAAGACTATAGTTTTAATTCACAAGGTGTTGAAGCGATTTATGATAATGTTAAACGACCAGTGTTGACACAATTTGTCACGCCCGACGAGCGTGCGATTGGGCGCATGGGCTCGAAGGTGTTGACTTGTTATAGGTTTGTATGTGGTTTGCCAAATGGTTCAAAAGTTCTAATGAGTGACGCGGATATGTACTTTATGCGTGATCCTATGAAAGCTTTTAATGCAGATTTTGACTTAGGTGTGACAACTCGACCCGAGCCGTATTACTACCCGTTAAATGCAGGAATTATTTTCATGCGAGTCACTGACCAGTTGAAAGACTATCTGCGATTCGTTATCGAGAATATTTATACAGCTAGTTGGCCAGAGTTGGTGTCATATCAAAAGCGTTTTGGGCATGATCCCGGTGACAAAGATTGGAATTTTGATCAAGATGCTTTGTGCGTAACTTACTTATTTGCTGATCAGATGAAAGAACGATTCGGGATCAACGTTGTTGATGTAGGGCCAAAATATAACTGGTGTCCGCACAGTGATGGAACGTGGGAGCAAATTGCAAGTGGAAAAGCTAAGCTTCTTAGAGCGTATCACGACGAAAGTGTTGTGGTTCTTCATTTGAAATCAAAGTTACGTGAGTTGGTCTTTGAGGGACTTTTACCATGAGCGATAAAAAGAAAAGGCTCGTCGTTGTTGCTGCGTTCGGCGACCGTGAGACTCAAATTCAAAGACTCATTAAGAATTTTCGACGATTTCTCGACTATGAAACCATTGACTATGAAATCATTATTCTTACAACAAAAGATTCGAACATAGGAGACACAACGAATTTTAGCGATGTCACTATAGAATACGTCGAACGGCTCTGGCCAGCAGGATCATACCGCAGTGGAGTTCGTAATAGCAACTATCTCAAAATCGCAAAAGCAGTAGACGAGTCACTCAAGCGGACGTATAATCAGTATGATTCACTTTGCCTTTTAGATGATGATTGTTTTATTGTTCATCGTGGATTTATAGACGGTTTTTTGATAGCTGAACGTATGGGCGCGGCCGTTCCCGTTAATCCAAGGGTGCATGTTAAGTTCAATGCAATGGGTGCTGACGTTCGACAAAAAGACATTGATGATTTACAGAGATTGGGCGTGCCAGAATATATGCCTGCCGTAAATTTTTCGCCGTTCTTTGTGTCACCAAAACACGTACAAGCCCGCAATTTTTTGTTAACGTTACAGTCAGAGTTGCGTGACAATACTTGCAGAGGCACACTGGCACTAAATAAAGCAGCGTGGGCGACGAGATTTAATCCCGTACTGCTATCTGAATTTTGGTGTGTGTGCGGCGCAGAAGCACAGAGTATAAAAGATTATACGCAGCAACTTCAAGGTCAGCAATGCAGCATCGACCCAATAATGTTACACTTAGGCCATCAACAAACAGCAGACGTTTTCAAAGACGAAATTGAACGGTTGACAAACTAATAGGCTAATGCTAAACCCCAGCGAGATAAAACTAAACAGAGTCCTGCACGGCAAGAATCAAGACGTTTTGAAAGATTTTCCGCCAAATTATTTTTCAAGCGTGATAACTGATCCACCTTATGAATTAGGATTCATGGGCCGCAAGTGGGACTCATCAGGCGTTGCGTATGACGTCACAATGTGGAAAGAAATTTTACGAGTCGCGAAGCCCGGCGCAACGTTGTTCTGCTTTGGTGGGACACGGACGTATCATCGCGTGGCCTGTGCAATTGAAGACGCGGGTTGGCAGTTGAAAGACTCACTGATGTGGATTTATGGGTCGGGATTTCCGAAAAGCACAGACATCAGTAAGGCGTTGGACAAAGAAGCAGGCGCAAAACGAGAGAATATTGGCGAGAGTCGTGGTAGTTATGGGTATCAAAAGAGTGGCAATAGATGGGCTAAAGAAAGTTTTGAGACAGAACCAGCGACGGACATCGCAAAACAATGGAACGGATACGGAACAGCGCTCAAGCCGAGCTATGAGCCAATAATACTTGCACAAAAACCGTTGGAAAAGGGATTAACCTACGCCCAAAACGCCCGCAAGTGGGGCGTCGCCGGTTTGAACATCGACGCCGGTCGTATCAAGTGTAGTGATAAAATATGTACCCCACAAAGCGATCCGAGTAATCGAATTGGTACTGTAGGCCAAGACCTAAGCATATCTAGGGCAGATAAAGATAAATTTCAAAAGGCGCAGCGTGAGAGTATAGATCGAACAATGACTAAAGGACGTTGGCCCGCAAACGTAATCCTAAGTCACTCGCCGAACTGCGTTCATGTTGGCACGCAAGACTCAGGACAAGAGACGAACGCTGAAAGCGTCAGCACCGAAGATGCAATCGAAGGTGCATCATACACATACGCCTGCGTCCCCAATTGCCCGATCCGCATCATGGATACGCAGAGCGGTGTATCTAAATCTGTAGGAGGTAAGATAGGTGGTGGCGTAGCATTTGGTAAGGAGAAGCAAACAGGTATAAAGGGTAACCCAGGGTTTGGAGACACTGGAGGAGCATCAAGATTCTTTTACACAGCAAAAGCAAGTCGAAGCGAACGCGAGTCGGGCTTAAAAGATTTTGTACCTTGTTCACAATGCAATGAGATAAGGACTAGCACGCACGCAGCAGACGCAGAAGCTGGCAGAGTAGCAGGAAATTGCATCCGAAATTCACACCCAACTGTAAAACCCGTATCAATTATGAAATATTTGTGCGAATTAATTCGTATGCCTGTGCAACTCGACGCTGACGGCAATCCTGATGCAAGCAAGCCACAAGTAATCCTAGACCCATTCTGCGGAAGCGGATCAACACTACTCGCGGCGAACGAAGTTGGTCTCAAGTATATCGGCATAGACATGGGCATGGACAACGTAATAATCGCATCGTGTCGTAGCATCGACACGCCGCCCGACAAGTTGTCGGGCAAGTCAGTGTCACGAATCGAACGACAAGAATTACAAAACATAAATCCAGCAACGCTTGCGTCAAACGCACAACAGCTTTCGCATGACGATTTCAAAGACTTAATCGTTTGATGTGAATTATTCAATACAGATTGTTATAAAATCAAATTATGAAAGCGTATGCTGTAAAACTAATTGATAAGAGAATAGCAAAAGAACTGATAGTAGAAAACCATTACTCGCATAAATGGTCTTCTTGCAGGTATGCATTAGGCTTATTTGAGATTAGTGGCGCACGGCAGAGTCAGCTAAATCTCGTAGGCGTTGCAGTATATGGGTTTCCAGTCGGCAGGCAAGTAGTTAAAAGCATCACAGCAGACATGGAAAATTGTGATGTATTAGAATTAACGCGGCTTTGGTTGCGAGATGAAGAACCAAAAAACTCAGAGAGTTATTTTCTTGGTCAGACATTTCAATGGTTAAGAAATAATACAATTGTAAAAGTATTAATTAGTTATTCAGACCCAATGTATGGGCATACGGGAGTAATTTATCAAGCAACTAATTGGATGTATCAGGGCAATAACACCATGCTTATTAGGGGACATTTGCATGTGATACATGGTGAAACGATGCACCCTCGGAGTGTCGTCGCAAAGTACGGTACAGTAAGAACATCAGAATTAAAGAAGATTGATCCAGATTATTATCGTATTGAATTAAAGAAAAAGCACAGGTACCTATACGTATTGCGCAGAAAAGATAGAAAATCAATCTTATCTAAACTGAAACATGCTGTTGTAGAGTATCCTAAAGATAATTCAAATTGTAGTTGGGGGCGCAAGCAGGAAATTTGTATAATAATACCAGCAGTACAAGATACAGCAATACAAGATACAATAGCAGTACAAGACATAGCAACGCTTGCATCAAACGCACAACAGCTTTCGCATGACGATTTCAAGGATTTGATTATATGAATCAAAACCAGAATCAAGACCAAAATCATGACTAGTCAAAATCCAAAACCTTGGACAAAAGAACACGAGCTTGCATACTGGAACGCTGAGTCGGACGACTACTATCTCGCCAACATCCGCCAAAAGTACAAGTTATTCAACGTCGATCGAGTGACTAAAGATTGGTCTGGTATGCCAGATGATTGTATGACGCACTTGAAAACTGCAATTGACATCGGCGGTGGAGCATACGGCGGCGCGTTGTACTATTTTGGCAACAATTCCGATAAAGCAATGATCAAAGTGCAACACAGAATTTTAATAGACGCACTAACGCCAGAGTTTCGAGCGATGGGCAAGGTACCAGCATACATTGATTCAATAACAGCAGACTTCGACAACATCCCATTGAAAGACGAAGTAGCGGACCTGCTCTTTGCGTGGAACGTCTTCGATCACGCGACGAGCAATGAACATTTTATCTTAGGCATGTTCGAAGTAAAACGCTTGCTAAAACCCGGCGGACTCTTCTTCGGTTCGTTTCCACTACGCGAGCAACCCAGCAACGGGCACCCAGTGACACTTACTGAGCAACTTGTGATGCGCCAATTGACTCGTCGTAAACACAAGCAGCATCATGAATTCAAAATACTAAAAACATTCAAAGTTCATGAGCCAACGTATCGCGATGAAACGTTGTTCGTCGTTGCTGAAAAGCATTAGTTACTATCCAGCCGTCTTTCAAGTTGAAGAATTAAACATTGGTAAACGACAAATAATAACTATGAAACCACTAAACGTGCTATCCCTATTCGACGGAATTTCTTGTGCGCAAATAGCGTTAGAACGCGCAGGGTTTGAAGTCGCTAATTATTTTGCGTCAGAAATTGAAAAAGCGTCGATCAAGATAACGCAGCACAATTATCCCAACACGATACAGCTTGGCAACGTTACAAAGATCAAAGCAATAGATTTACCACCAATAGATTTGCTCATCGGCGGGTCACCTTGCCAGGGATTTTCGTCTGAAGGCAAAAAATTAAACTTTAATGATCCGAGAAGTAAACTCTTCTTTGAGTATGTTAGGTTGTTAAAAGAATGCAAGCCCAAATGGTTTCTTCTTGAAAACGTTGGTAGTATGGAACAGCAGCACCAAGATATTATTTCAGAGCAATTTGGTGTTCAGCCTGTTGCAATAAATTCACGGATGTTTTCAGCGCAGGTCAGAAATAGAGTATATTGGACAAATCTTGATCTTGAAAAGCCAGAAAAAGAAGCAAGTATAGTTATATTTGATATAGTTGAAAAAAATGGCAAGTTTAATGTTTTAGACGACTGCAAGTCAGTATCAAGAAAGTACATGCGGCGTAAAGTATATTTTGATTGGAGAATTCCTGGTGTCTTTGGTCAGTATAAAGAAGCTAATTATTTATACGCTAAACATAGCCCCATAACGTGTGCTGGGACTGCGTATATTTTATGCGCTAATGGCCAAATACGAAAAACCTCGCTGTTAGAACAAGAGCGATTGCAAACAGTTCCAGATGGGTACACCGATGTTGGTATTTGTAAAACGTCAAGAAGTAAGTCAATCGGCAATGGGTTTACTGTAGATGTTATAGTCTACATATTGAATCATATCATAACAAGCAGAAACGTTGAGCTTGTGTTACAAGCACAGCAAATCAAGTTAAGTGACTTCGAGGACTTAATAATATGAGTCAAAAACCAAAAACAAGTCCCCGAGACCTGAAAAACAAGCCAAAAGTTCTACTAATCTACCCAAATCAGGTAAGAGAGTCGTTCGTAGAACTTTATCAAAAGCACCGTTTCCCGAACATTGGCCCGCGATCAAATCCGATGATAAATTTAGGGATGCTTTACATTGTCGCGGCAATTCGAGACATCTGTGATTGTCAGTATATCGACAACAACACCGAGAAACTCTCAACGCACGACTTAACACAATACATCTTAAAACAAAAGCCGGACATCGTTGGGTTTGGCGGTACGCTTACCGAGTGGCCACAGGCATCGCAAGTTGCCGCGTCGCTCAAAGAACAAGCACCAGACATCACAACATGCTATGGTGGACCCAACGCGAGCGCAAACCCAACGAAACACGTCAAGTATTTCGACTTTGTGTTTCGTGGCTGGGCAGAACAATCGTTTCGTGAGTTTGTTTTGCGAATGTCTAAGTCGCCTAATGCTTTTTCAATCGAAGGTATACCAGGCCTTTGCTGGCGCGATCAAACGACTGAAGACCCAATCGGTGGCAACGAAGGTTGCATAGTACCGCCAGCACTAAACATAAATCTCGACGACGTTAAATACCCGGCTCGCGATGTAATTGACATCGAGAATTACAAGCGAGTGCAGTTTCCAACACACGCAACTCAATGCTGTGATGGCAAAGGCGTATGCCAATCACCAGTAGACGTCGTTGTAGCGTCGCGAGGTTGCCCACACGCTTGCTCGTTCTGTTCAAGCAAGTCTATCTGGCAACAGCGGCATAAAACACGCCCAGCGGCGTTTGTGGCGGACGAAATCCGCATGATGCAGCGTTTGTATAGCACTAAGACGATTCATTTCAGGGGCGACAACACAACGGCGAACGCAACGTATCTTGAATCGCTCTGCAAAGAACTTAAGACGCTCCACAATGAGACGGGATTAACCTGGATTTGCCAGTCGAGAATAAATGTTCTCAGCAGGCCGACGATACGTATGATGAAGAAAGCCGGTTGTCGCGTGATTTGTGCAGGCTTTGAATCAGCGAACGACGAGACGCTTCAAGCTATCGACAAAGGTTTCTTGTTCAAAGATGTTGTACACGCAATCGAGAATCTCGAACGCGAAGAAATGTTTTATTCAGGTGGATTTATTGTGGGCGCACCGAACGAAGGCGAGAAAGAAATTGAGCGAACGCTCTTATTCACACGCAACGTCTCGCGGCTACCGCATTCGTTTATACCGCGAGGAGCAGGGCGGCTAGTAGGCTGGCCCGTCTCAGAAATGTATAATGAAATGCTCGCGAATCCAGAACTCATTGCATTTAATTGGCAATGCGGCGAGCAAATAATTTCGAATACTCGCAAACTTTCAGCAGCACAAGTTGAGTCATGTATCGCCCGTCATTGGTGAAATATTAAACGCAAATGCAATGCTACCAACAAACAAAATAATTTGTGGCAATAACGTCGATGTTCTCGCAACGTTTCCTGATGGTTGTATTGACTTAACAGTCACGTCGCCGCCTTACGATAATCTCAGAACGTACAAAGGGTTTAACTTTGACTTCGAGGGTGTTGCACAGCAGCTATATCGTGTAACGAAAACGGGTGGCGTTGTGGTGTGGGTGATCGGCGACGCAACGATAAACGGATCAGAAACATGTACGTCTTTTAAGCAAGCTCTTCAGTTTGTAGGATTAGGGTTCAATCTTCATGATACGATGATCTACCAGAAATTTGGTTGCCAATTCCCCGAGGTTAATAGATATTATCAGCAGTTTGAGTATATGTTCGTGCTTTCTAAGGGCAAGCCAAGAACAACTAACTTAATAAGAAAAGAAAATAAGTTGGCAGGTAAACGGTTTAACAGCGCGGGCAATCGCCAAGCTAATGGTGTTATTAATCCTATGTCGTTTCATAATACCGGGCGAGAACCTGTAATAAAAGAATTTGGAGTTATGTGGAATGTATGGCGAATTTCTGCCCAGCGTCAAGCAGGGCACCCCGCACCGTTTCCTGAAAAACTAGCACACGACCACATAATAAGCTGGAGCAACGAAGGCGACATTGTGTTAGACCCATTTAGTGGATCGGGCACAACAGCCAAGATGGCAAAAGAAACAAAGAGAAAGTTTATTGGTATCGACTGTTCAGAAGAATACTGCGAAATAGCTCGCAAGCGTTTGAGTTATGACACGGACATCGCAGTACAAGCTGCGCAATTATCACCCGACGACTTCAACGACATAATTATTTAGGCCTAAGCATGAACAAACCAAAAATCCTAGCAATTCTGTGTCATCCAGACGATGAAGTCTTAGCCGCGTGGCCCGTCTTTCAAACAGACACGTTTGAGAAACATCTCATAATAACGTGTTCAGACGTAATACGCAAAGGTGAACGCCGCGTAAATGCGCTTCTTGAAGTTTGTAACCAGGAAGAAATTTGGTTGGAGTCATGTCTAAGTATTGATAACAATTTCTGCGCACTGCCAACACGACGAGCGCCGTATACTTTAGCAAATGCAGTAAACGAGATTGAAAATGAATTAAGCAGAATAATTCAGAAGATTAAACCTGACTTTCTCTTCACCCATGCACCGACAGGAGAATATGGTCACGGAAGTCACCGCCTGCTTTTTGAAATCGTAAGTCAGCACCCCCAAGCAAAGAACGTTGTATTTACAGACATGTGCCAACGAAGCAACCATAGATCGCATGACGAAATACCTCGAAGCGTTCGTGACGCATACTATCGCAAGCCATTTTATATGCTACCAGAATTTGAAATATTTCATGATCACAAACTTGATATGGATTTCTACAACCGAACAAAAGCAATCTACGACAAGACACAAAGTTGGACATGGGACTTCCAGCCAATAGCAGAGGCAAACTTATTTATTATCAACGAAGATAATTAAACAGAAAGAACAGATATGAACCCAGCAACCCGCAAAGTGACAAGGATAAGAAAGCTGAGAGCAAAACTAAATAAGCATGCAGCCGCAGTAACGCAGATTTTAGTTTTTGTATTGTTTGCAGTACTCGCTGTATATTCTCTGCGCGGAATTTCTGTTATCAATAAGAAATACAGCAAAATTAACAGCCGTGTTAGCATGCTTAATAAGTGTATTGACGAAGCTCATAATCGTACCGACAAATTCAACGTTGTACTAGATAGCAATACGAAAGTCTTGTTGCAAAGAGATGAGTACCTGAACTCTCGACTTGAAGAGTTGTATAACTATGTACTAAGCCAGCATCAACTAATGGCTCAGAGCAAATAGTTAAACACAAAGCAGCAAATAACTAAGATAACCATCTGAATCACAACAACACAGCAAGAAAATCATCTTGAGAACGTAATACACCCTGAGACCATAAATGTCAGATCACGGAAACGTAAATACAAAAAGTGGTGACGAAGTTTCACCCGTTGCGGTACCTGGTACAGGCTATTCGCAGATGGCTGGAGCATGGGAATTAATTCTTGATTTGCTCGGCGGGACTCGAACGATGCGAGAAGTTGCGCAGAAGTGGCTCCCACAAGAAGCTCAAGAGTTAGACGACTCTTACGTTTCGCGTTTACACAGGTCTATATTGTACAATGCGTTGAAAGACACAATAAGCAAGCTACGCAATCGTCCGTTCAAAGTTCCTGTTGTTGTTACTGATTTGCCGGATAGTTTGTCGTATCTCGAAGAAGATGTGGACGGCATGGGAACTACTCTTAGTGATTTCGCCAAGGGCATTATCGAAAACCTGATAAAGTTTGGCATCGCGCACATCTACATTGACCACAGCAATATGGCGCCGGGCGACGATGGAAGCGAGTCTACTGCGCGCAATCGTCAGGACTCGAACCAACAGAAGTCCAACGAGGACAAGGCAGAAGACGCATCAAATATAACAATTCAAGGCGAGAAGGATGCTGGTGCAAGAGTATTTTTCTGGGATATATCCCCAGTAGATTTGATCGGCTGGCAAACGGAAGTATTGAACAATGTTACGAACCTAACACAAATTCGTGTCCAAGAGACAGACATTGAGCCAGTTGACGATTATGATGATGTTGAAGTTAAGTATATCAACGTATTCAATAAAGATAGCTGGGAGATTCATCAACAGAATCCAGACAAGCCCGAAGAATATAACGTAGTAGCCGCAGGCCCCTCGACGCTCGGCAAGATACCATTGATTACAATCTATGCAGACAAGACGGGATTTTTGACCGCTGATCCGCCAATGGAAGATTTGGCGTGGCTCAACTTAGCACATTGGCAGAGTTATTCAGATCAGCGCAACATCTTAAAATATTCTCGCTTCGGTCTTTTGTTTGGCAAAGGGTTCCCCCAGAAACAGGTAGACGCCAAAGACGGTGTCGTTGTTGGCCCGCAACGTATGATTCTTACGAGTACAATAGAAGCAGAGTTGAAATACGTTGAACCAACTGGCAAGGGCATCGAAGCGGGCGCTGCTGATCTGGAAGACATTGAGCAAAAGATGCGCGTCCTCGGCAACCAGCCGATGGTTAAAAACGTAGCAGTCACAGCGACGACCGATCGAATTGACGAGAGTCGGACGGTGAGCCAACTACAGGCGTGGGTCGTTGCAGCAGAACGCGGAATACTCGCGGCGTTGGTGCTCGCGTCGAAGTGGCGTAAAATAGACGCCCCCGATACAATGCAAGTTGATATTTTCCACGACTTCGAAGCGACTGTCTTGGGCGGTGGTGACAAAGACCTGCTCCTCAAGATGCGCGAAGCCAATCAAATCACCGGCGAAACGCTGCTCCGTGAAGAACAACGACGCGGCGTATTCTCGGAGGACATGGACCCAAAAGAAGAGGCCAAAGCCGCCGCCGACGAAGACATCGCAAATCTCGAAGCCGCTGCTGCTCTAATCGACGACGATGAACCGGAAGATGAACCGGAAGAAGAACCTGAAGAAGAGCCAGGCGGCGACAATAATCAGGAGTAAATCTTAGACACTATCTTGTTGCAACGTTTGATTTGTTCTGGCCGGTTGGCATTGAGACTGCTGTTGCAGGACACACAAACAGTAAGAAAGTCTTTCTGATTTGTGCAATCATTGTTCTTGTCATAGTTAATGTGGTGGATTGCCAAGTTGTCTTTCGTCTTGCAAATTTGGCATGTAGAGCTGTCACGCTTTTTGATTTTGGTCTTGAATGCAGAGTTGAACGCAGGGTGGTACGTTTCAGGTATTGACCAGTTACAGGAATCGCAAATAATAGTACTGCGAGATAATAGTTGCTGCTCATAGAAGGTGGTCTCGTAGTCACATGTGGGGCACGGAGAG